CGGTTGAACATTCCGTCGAGCACCTTCTGGCGCGCACCGCCTTTAATGTGGTCGGGGAACCAGTCGATCTTGCCTGCGCTGGTGTTGATGGCCTTGGCCAGGATGGTGTGCTGGGCAGGTGTGAGTTGGATGGTGGACATGGTTATCTCCTTCGGCGTTGGTTGATGACGATGTCATGAACGCGCTGTTCGAAGAAGAAGCCAAGCTCCGTGTGCTTTGGCCAGTTGCAGGAAGTCAATCCCATGCCTCGTTCTGCTCCCTTGCCCTGTCGCCACCCGGGATGCGCTGCTGTCGTTAATGACGGCAGTGGTTACTGCTCCAAGCACCGCAGCGACGCACGGCAGTGGGACAACACACAGCGTGCGAGGGCTCGTCAAGACAAACGCGCATTGCCCACCAGCAGTGCGGCGTGGCGAGCCCTGCGCCGCGAGGTGCTGCGTGAACAACCCTTGTGTGTGCATTGCTTGCGTGCAGGCCGGGTGCTTGCGGCGACGGTCGTCGATCACCTGGACGGCAATGCGATGAACAACGAGCGCAGCAACCTGCAACCCCTTTGCACCTCGTGCCACGCCGTCAAGACCGCCCGCGAGGATGGTGGTTTTGGCAACCCTCGACGCCGATAAAGGTGACCAGGGGGGAATCAAACTTTGGGACCGGATCGCGCAAATCCGCGCGGACCGTCATTTTTTTGTGCCCGCGAAATTGGCATAGGGGGTTATGCCAGTCGCGCAAATGAAATGGATGAATCTGGAATGCGAGGCCGCAAGCCCAAACCCACAGCGTTGAAAGTGATCGCCGGCAATCCGGGCAAACGGGCACTCAATGCCCACGAGCCGCAGCCACGAGCAGATTTGGCAGAGCCACCTGCGTGGCTCACGGAACGCCAAAAGGAGACTTGGCGCGAGGTGATTGAACTGTCGCCACCGGGCCTGCTCAAGGATGTGGACGCTTCCGTGTTTGCCGTGTGGGTAGTGGCGTATGACTTGTACCAGGAGGCCAGCGAGAAACTTGCCCGCACCGGGATGCTCATCAAAGCACCGAACACTGGCGTTCCCATGCAGTCCCCGTTCCTGGCCATCGTGAACCGCCAGGCGCAGATCATGCTCAAGGCAGCATCCGAGATGGGATTTACACCGGCCTCACGCTCGCGCGTGGTGGTGAAGTCGGACGTTGGTGCAGTGGATGACCCTTGGAGTGCGATTGCGGGAGGCTGATGTCAGCCCCAGAAGCATCCGTACGGGTCGCTGTCCACAAGATCGCGAAACGCTTCGATAGTGGGCACGGTCTCTGCCGGATCGTAACGATGCCATTGCAGATCGGCTCGTTGCCAGTACACCTTCCAGACACGTTGCGACTTGACCCAGGTGGCCTTGGCGAAAGGGCGTTCAATCACGTCCCCATCCATCAGGCGACGGCGTTCGAGCAGGATGACCGATTGCCCCTGAATGACAAACAGCAAGTCCACCTCGCTGCGCAGATGTGCGGGAGGCCTGCGTCGCTGCAGAAATGGAGCGAGGACTTGAACGATGTGATGTTCTTCAATCTCTGTGAGGGCCATGGTGGTCCTTGGTTGCAATTTCCATGACAGTAACACCAACGCGACGCAATTACTCTGCAGCAGCTCAGCGCTACGCCGAAGCCGTTGTCTCTGGCGAGATTGCCGCCTGCCAGTGGGTGCGCAAGGCCTGCCAGCGACAACTGGACGATCTGGTTCGATTCAAGGGACGCACTTCGCCGTATCGCTTCAACCCGCTGCTCACCGATGCGTCCGGGCGCAAGTACCGGCCCGCGGACAATCTCTGCGCCTTTGTCGAGTTGCTGCCCCACATCAAGGGGCCGCTGGCTGGCAGTCCGATTACGCTCGAGCCGTGGCAGGTGTTTGTGCTGACCACCATCTTTGGTTGGGTGAGGCGCGATGGCGGTCGGCGGTTTCGGCGCAGCTACATCGAGGTGCCGCGCGGCAATGCCAAGTCCACGCTGTCCTCCGCCGTGGGGCTCTACATGCTCACGGCCGATGGTGAGGGGGGGGCAGAGTGCTACTCCTTGGCCACGACGCGTGACCAGGCACGCATTGTGTTCGGGGACGCGCAGCAGATGGCGCGCAAGTCGGCGGGGTTTCGGGCACGCTACGGCGTCACGGTTGGCGCGCACAACATGCATGTGCTCTCGACAGCGTCCAAGTTTGAAGCGCTCTCGGCCGAAGGTTCGACGCTCGATGGCCTGAACATCCACTTTGGCTGCATCGATGAATTGCACGCGCACAAGACCCGCACGGTCTATGACGTGGTGGAGACCGGTACCGGCAAGCGTGACAACTCCCTCTTGTGGGTGATCACCACCGCTGGCTCGGACCGGGCGGGCATTTGTTTTGAAGTGCGCAACTTCGTGACGCGGGTGCTGAGTCGCCAGATTGAGGACGACAGCCAGTTCGGGATCATCTATGGATTGGACGATGAGGATGACTGGGGGAGTGAAGATGCCTTGATCAAGGCCAATCCCAATTGGGGCATCTCGGTGCGGCCCGAGGTCATCCTGCCGCTGCAGGCCAAGGCGTTGCAGTTGCCCTCGGCCACGAATAACTTCCGCACCAAGCACTGCAATGACTGGGTGAGTACGGACACGGCGTGGATGGACATCCGTGCCTGGGAGCGCTGCGCGCAAAGCAGTCTGCAACTGGACGATTTTGAGGGGCAACCGTGTTGGGTCGGCATTGACTTGGCCAGCAAGGTCGATATCGCCTCGATGGCTCTGCTGTTCGAGCGTGACGGCAAGGTCGTGGGGTTTGTGCGCCACTTCCTGCCCGAAGACACCGTCTTCAACGCGAGCAACAGCCAGTACCAGGGCTGGATGCAGGCGGGACACCTGCAGGTGACGCCGGGCAATGTGACTGACTTTGGCCAGATCGAGGCAGAACTCTTGGACGCGGCATCCAGATTCGAGATCAAGGCGGTGGCCTTCGATCCGTTCCAGGCGACGCAGTTCTCGACCCGGATGCTGGCCGAAGGCCTGCCGATGCTGGAAGTGCGACCCACGGTACTGAACTTCTCGGAGCCAATGAAGCAGCTGGAGGCCTTGGTGTTGCAGGGCAAGTGGGCGTTTGACGGGGACCCGGTGCTCACATGGATGGTGAGCAACGTGGTGTGTCATCGGGACGCCAAGGACAACATCTATCCGCGCAAGGAACGCCCGGAGAACAAGATCGACGGGGTGGTTGCGGTGCTGATGGCACTGAACCGTCTGCTGCTGGAGAACGGTGACACCGGGTTTATGGAACAGGGGTTTGTGGCGCTATGAATCTTCGCAGCATGTGGAAGCGCCTGTGGGGCGAATCCGATAGCGTGCCATCTGTCAGCAACTCTCTGACCTTGGACAGTGCCGAGCTCTACGAACTGCTTGCTGGCGTGCCCGCAGCTTCGGGCGTGACGGTGAACGAGGTGTCGGCCATGCGCGTCACTGCGGTCTATGCCTGCGTGCGCCTGATCGCGGGGGCCATTGCGAGTCTGCCGCTGACGGTGTACCGGCGAACGGAGCAGGGCCGCGAGCGTGTACGCAACGATCTGTGGTGGTTGCTCAACGAGCAGCCTTGCCCAGCGGTCTCGGCTGCGGTGTTCTGGGAGTACCTGCTGGCGCAGATGCTGCTCTCTGGGGACGCGCTTGCAGAAATCGAGCGAGGCAGGGGAGGTGCTATATGCGCCTTGATCCCGCTGGACAGCCGGTCCGTGGGCATTCGCTCTATCGACGGGCGCTTGCGCTACGAGTTCTACCGGGATGGCCAGTGGCTCGGGCGTGACCAGGACGACATCCTGCATATCCCGGGCTTTGGCTTTGATGGCACCCGGGGCATGAGTGTGATCCGCCACGCCGCCCGCGAGGCGATTGGCCTGGCACTGGCGGCGGAAGGCTTCAGCTCACGCTTCTTTGCCAGCGGTGCGCATCCCGATGTGGCGCTCAAGGTGCCCGGCAAGATGACGCAGGAGCAGATCGACAACCTGCGCCGCATCTGGGCGAGCAAGTACGGAGGAGCGCACAACGCGAACTTGCCCATCGTGCTGACGGAGGGCACGGATCTGAAGGAGGTCACGCTCTCGGCGCAGGACTCGCAGCTGATCGAAGCCCGGCGCTTCCAGGTGGCGGACATTGCCCGCGCGTTTGGCGTACCCCCGCACATGGTGGGCGAGACGGACAAGTCGACCTCCTGGGGTTCTGGCATTGAGCAGCAGGGCATCGGCTTTGTGCAGTACACGCTCGCTCCCCACCTCAACCGCATCGAGCAGGAGATCAACCGCAAGTGCTTCCGCACGGAGCGACTCTTTGTTGAGTTCAACGTCGAAGGCTTGTTGCGTGGCGACTCCAAAGCGCGCGCCGAGTACTACACCCGGGCACTAGGCGGAACGCAAAACCCGGCCTGGATGACCCCGAACGAAATCCGCCGACTCGAAAACTTGCCGCCCATGGAAGGCGGTGACCGTCTGGCCCAACCCAAGGACTTTACCGATGCCCAATCTGAATCCGATGCGCAGCAGCCGCATCCAGCAACTGCTGCATGACAACGCCCATACGCCCCGGCGCTACGCCTGCCAGATTTCTCTGCTTGAAGCGACTATCTGGCTGTACGACGTGATCGGTGCGGATGCTTGGGGAGGCGTGGATGCGGGCCAGTTTGCTCATGATCTGGCGGGTATCCAGGCTCCGGTGATCCATCTGCGCATCAACTCTCCGGGTGGTGACGTGTTCCAGGCCCGGGCGATGGCCACTGCCTTGCGAGAGCACCCTGCGCAGATCGTGGCGCATATCGATGGTCTGGCTGCTTCGGCTGCGAGCTATGTGGCGCTGGCCGCTGATGAAGTCGAGATCAGCGAGGGTGCGTTCCTGATGGTGCACAACGCCTGGGGCGTGGTGCTGGGCAATCGGCACGACCTGATGGAGATGGCGCTGACGCTCGAGAAGATCGACGCCAGCATTGCCTTGGATTACCAGACAAAAACTGGTCAAGACCTGGCAACCGTTCAAGGCTGGATGGATGCCGAGACTTGGTTTACCGCTCTGGAGGCGTTGGATGCTGGCCTTGTAGATCGCATCGCCAATTCCTACGCACCCGATTCGGTGGTCATGCCGCAGCAGCGCTGGAACCTGTCGGCCTACTCCGATGCGCCAGTCGTCCCGCCATCAGCCGTTTCGGCGGATGCGCAGCGTGAACGCTTGCGACGTGTCGCCGTGATCGAACGCTGCACCTGAAACAACGACCTGTTCCTTCCCCGCCGCCCGAGTTCGCTCTGGCGGTTTTTTTTACGTCCGCTTTACCGGAGAAAAACCATGAGTATTCAATCCCTGCGCGAAGAGCGCGCCCAACAAGCCAAGACCCTGCGCAATCTGGTCGACCAGCACCCTGGTGACCAGTGGCAGGAGACCCAGCAACAACAGTACGATCAGTTGGTTGCCACCATCGACCGGCTGGACGCACAGATTACGCGCCAGCAAAAGGCGTTCGATCTGGAAGCGCAGAACCACGCCGCCGTCGAGCAGCGCAGCGAACAGCGGGGTGTGTCTCTG